AAGACGTACACTCTCGGGAAGGTTCGTCTTGGGAACCATCGAAAGTGGAGTGGCTCGAGTACTGAGTTCGCCCAACGAATGTGGGCTCCGTCACGACGATCTCTTCCAGTACAAGGATGGAAAGGCGGTCGGTGATTACGCCATTGCCGCGAAGTATGCGGGTAAGCCCGGTGAGCTGCCGATGAGGAGGATCTGATGGGAAGGACAAAGGGAGTGCGTTCAATCTGTAAGAAATGCGGGGTAGCTGGACATTTGATGAAGACTTGCGGCCGTGCAGTTGTCAACACGGACCTGCCGGTCCACTCGAAGTATGGGCCGTACACCGTTGGTGAAGTTCCGATACACTCGAAAAATGGTTCGCGTAGACAGGCTAGCGAGAAGCCGCTCCGTAAGGAAGTATTCCCAAAGTCGTGGGGAGGTAAGGTTCCGTCCCGTTTCAGGGTTGAGGTTCTTGTGGAACTGATACGGCTAAGGATGCAGGCAGAAGGTCCGAGCATGGAATATCGTTGGGCGACTATGACGAACGGGGGAGGCGATGGGTTGTTTAAGTATGGCCGTCGTACGCCTCGAAGGGGCACTTCGGATGAGCAATGGGAGCGACCCTGATGCAACGTGGTGATCTGTCCAATGTTCCTGCTCCGCTAGCGCACCTGGACTACCGAATTGTTTATGCCGCTCCGCAGACTGGTTGGCGGCGGATGCTTTGGCGGCTGTTTGATAAGGTCGGCTTCGCGGGTGGTCTGTGCAGGCTGCTGAAGCTGAAGCGGCACGCTGATAATTGGATCGTACGGAGGACTGGCATATTCCAGTTCGACCTGGTCGTTGTCGGGGAAGGTCAAGCGGTTTGTAAGGCAGTAGCGATGGCTGCCGAGAGGGACAGTCTGTGGATTGTAAATATTGCGGGATTCGATTCTTGGTCAGCCTACGGGGAGTTCGGTAGGGCTGTGAGAAATTTGGTGGAATTGGTGGTTCCGGTTGATACGGAAATGCCTCTTCTGATGGGAGTAACAGTGAGAACATATGGTGGCTGGGGACATGTCATCGGGAGGTTGTAGTGGAGATAGAGACAGGGGCGATTGTAGCGATCGTGAGAGGTTCGATACCGGAGGGGTCAATGATGACGCATGCGGTATCGGTAGGTATGGAAACGGACTTGTTTACAGGGTCGGGAAAACCCGTCTACGAGTTCTTGATGGAGCATCAGCAAGACTACGGGGAAGTGGCGCCTGAAGGCGTCGTTCGAACAAGGTTTCCGGACTTCGAGTTGCCAGCAGAAAAGCCGGCAAACATGGAGTTCTATGTTGATGAGATGCGGAAACGCAGGCTGCATAATCGTATGACTACGGCTATGCGGGAAGCGGCTTTGTCGCTGAAGGACAAAGACCCGAAGAAGGCTTTGACCATGTTCGAGCAAATGGTCTTGGATAGTCAAGAAGACGTTCGTTCGTCTAGAGATGTGGATCTCGGTGACACGGCTTTGCAACGTGTCGATCAGTACTACGAGATGAAAGGTCGTTCGGGTATTGATGGCTATGCAACGCCTTGGGATACGCTCGATCAGGCGACTATGGGATGGCACCGCCAGGAGTTGATTACAGTGGTCGCCCGTCTGGGTACGGGTAAGACTTGGCTGTTGGTGCTACTGGCTAAGGCGATACATGACGCGGGGTATACGCCGTTGGTGATATCCCGAGAGATGGGTGTGCATCAGATTGCGCGTCGGTTGGATGCGGTGAAGGCGCGTATTCCGCATGAACTGTTTCGTACGGGGAAGCTTACGCCGGATCAAGAGGAGCGGTATGTAGACACCATGAAGGGCTGGGCGGATAAAGATGACTCGCCTTTGTGGGTATCTGGAGATGACGCGGCGTGCGGTGTAGCGGGGCTATCGGCTAAGATCGATCAACTGAAACCCGACGTTGTTCTCGTAGACGGATTGTATCTGATGCAGGATGATCGCGGAGAGACGGGCTGGCAAGGGGTGACAAACGTTACTCGGGACTTGAAACGCCTTGCGCGTCGCAAAGATATTCCGGTGATCATATCCACGCAGCTGAATCGTGATGGTACGGGAACGAACGCTACTACGGCGAATATCTCGTATTCCGACTCGATTGGAATGGACTCGGATGTGGTGCTGGCTCTTTTCCAGACGGAAGACATGCGGCTGAATAATGAAATGTTGGTCAAGTTACTGAAGCATCGTGAAGGTCAGGGTTGCGAGTTTACGACGCGTTGGGATTTGGATTGTATGAACTTTGAAGAACTGGATGATGACGATGATGAATTGGATGACTTTGATACCTTCGGGGATGACGATGGCATCCCCTTTTGATGGCTTGCCGGTGGCTACTGCCGACGACCAATGTGCGTACTGCGCGGCGTTTCCAAAGAACGCCCAGTGCGTAGTCACTTTTCGGTGCGTGAGATGTGCCGAGGATAAGCCTGAATGTAATGCTACAGGCTCGAATACCGCTGTCCCATGTACAGAGTGCTATGCCATTGAGCAGGGGTTTCTCGGTGAGGCATGAGGTACTGGAAGAAGTCAGAGCTGCGGGCTCTATGGGACCGGTATCGTAAGGGCGAGCGTGTAGATGAACTGGCAGCTGAGTACTGCGTCGAAGGCAAGACCCTGCGACGCCACTGGAAGGTGCATCTGGGATTGGCGGGTGGAAAGGGCGGGCCGATTCACCTGTCCCAGCGCCGCGATGTAGAGGTACGCAATCGACAGTCGTATGCCATGCGGGAGCAAGGCATCTGCTTCCTCGCTATTGCCGAGAGTTTTGGTGTCCGCGAGGAAACGCTTTATCTGGCGTTCAAGCGGTATTTGAAGCGCATGGGGTTGAAAGATCCAATGCCAAACAAGAGTGGCAGAGCCACGTATAGGAGTAGAGAGGGGATGGTTACCGATGGATAGAGAATCGATATTGGATATCTTGGAAATCCTTGGCGCGGATAATGTCTTGCCCCATGCTAGGAACGTACAGTGTTCGTGCGTCTTGGCGAGGTGGGAGCACCCGAAAGGCAGTGACTCCCGTCCGTCTATGGGAATCAGCATCGACGATAGAGGGCCGAGCTTAGTCAACTGCTTTGCGTGCGGGTACAAGGGAACGATGGAGACGCTTGTACAGCGAATCCAGAGGTACCGAACCGGCGATGATATGACGGAGCTCCTGGCGAGAGTTGCCGACCTCGAAGAGCTGCAACTGGATGCCATGCTGGAGCGCGTACCTGAGTATGAAAGCCGCGAAGCTAGTATGGATGAGTGCGTTCTACCAGAAGTGTATTTGGAGAACTATCGAGGTCTGGCTCACCCGTATGTTTTGAAACGGGGCTTCGATCTGGACACGTTGAGGGCGTGGGAGATTGGGTATGACGAAGAACAGAAGCGCGTAGTTATGCCTGTAAGGAATCGCGGTAGGCAACTGGTAGGGGCTGTTGGTCGGGGAGTGGGTAGGAATCCGCGTCCGAAGTATCTGAACTACTGGAAGTTCGAGAAAGGTCTGTACCTGTTCGGAGAGCATCTGGTGACGGAAGGAGCGGTTGTTGTTGTAGAAGGTCCACTGGATGCTCTAAGAGTGTGGCAAGAGTTTGCTAAGGTGAAGCGCCATGTAAATGTGGTGGCACTGATGGGAGCTAAGGCGACATGGAAACAATGCGAGAAGCTGACCCGCCTCACAGATCAGTTGGTATTGTTCCTGGATAACGACGCAGCTGGTTGGGAGGGGCAGACTGATTTGGTCAAAAAGCTACGTAAGACCATGCTTATAACGGCGGTGCGATACCCAGACGTGATAGATGGTGACCCAGATACTTTAGGTGCTGAAGTAGTTGCTATGATTGATAACGCAGATTTATTGGTGTGAAATGTATACGTACACGGCTTTGGTTACTTCTGTTTACGATGGTGATACTGTCACCGCTGATATCGACTTGGGGTTTGGTATCTGGCTGCACAGTCAGAAGCTGAGACTACTTGGTATCGATACGCCAGAGATGCGGGGCGGTACGGTAGAGACGAAGCGTAAGGCACGGGAGGCGCGAGATTTCGTCCGCGCAATGCTCCTGCCTACGGAGGGGTATGACCCTGTCATTCGGGTGGAGACGGTTGGGAAGGGCAAATATGGCCGATGGCTCACACGGGTGTATATCGCCGATTCGACCGTGGAAGAGGATTGGACATGTCTAAATGAGCGGTTGATTTCGCTGGGTCATGCGAAACCGTATGGCCGTAAACAGGCGAGCAGACCGGCATGCTAGCTACAAAGTCACAGACCTTTTCTGACCCACGTAAATCCCATATAATCCTATTACCATCAAGGACATCCCAAGGAACATTCCAAGGGAAATCAAGATGGAGTAAGCTGCAATAAAGCAGCAAAGATGCTTCGAAAAGAAGCAAGGAGGGCGCAATGCCTGAAACACAAGACAGTAGTGCTAGTTGGTATTCCGTTGGATTCGAAGAACTCGATGCCGACATTGCAAGGCAGAACGCTCCTCGTACGCCTCGACGTTGGTACTTGCCAGCTGAGGTTACGCAGGAGATCACGTTCGTCACGGATCAGCCATTTGTGTTCCGCGAGCATAATCTGAAGCTCGATGGACACTGGAGGAACTGGTTTACGTGTCTGGGTAAGAACTGCCCGCTTTGTCGTTCTGGCAATGACCCGTATTTGGCTGCGGCTTGGATCGTGG